AGGACTAATATCTTTAAGTATTTTGGCATAGGTTTCTGCTTGTTGCGCGTTTTTCCTGGTGGCTTCTGCTGCCTTTTCGTTCGCAGTTGCATAAGCAGATTGTGCTACCGCAACAGCAATTAGTACAATTTCAAGTGGACCAAGCACAGAAAGCAATCCAGTTGCAAGGGCGCCAGCACCACGCCCTGCGGCGGCAAATGTACCGGCAAGACCTTTTATTGGCAGCAGCAGTCCCTGAGCTGCAGCGCCTACTGCCCTCTTTGCTGAGCCAAGCGCAGGATACTTCGCCGCCAATGAATTTGCCTCTATTCGGTTTGCATTCAATGCAACTGAGGCGCTGTTATATGCCTTGGTGTTCTCAAGGAAGGCCGTGCGCAGTCCACTCAATCTTGACCTAACTTGACCTTCCTGCCTCGATATTTCCCTTAAAGCTTCTGCATTTTTTGCTGCATCTTCTGCGCCGGTAAAGGTTGCCTGGCGGCGGGTAACTTTTGCCCTTTCTTGATTTAGATCTGCAAGAGCCCTCTCTTCTTTTTGTATGTCGGCAATGATGGCATTTTGCCTAGCGCCCAGAACATCGCGCTGTAGCGTTAGCGCTTTGTTTTGTTTTGTAAGGTCACCAGTGCTAGCTGCTGCATCTTTTGTGACGCCGTCAAGCGAAAGCAGTGCCCGTGTCTTTTCTTTAATAGCTGCTACTTCTCCCGCCCTGTTTTCTTGTGCCTCCCCGATGGCATTCCGCAATCTATCCGCTTCAGCGACCCCTGCTGGGCTGAGGCCGCCCACTCCCCCCTTGCCAACCTGGTCTAGCTTGCGATATGCGTCGAGTTGCTTCTTTAGTGCTGCAATTTCTTTGTCATATGCTTGCACTTTTTTGCTAGATGCTATTGCAACTTGCGCAGCGTTTTCCTGTACTACCCTTGTGTTCTCTTCTACGTTAAAGGTTGTGTTTTTTAGTCTTTCGGGGTCAAACCCAACACGTTGACGCCTTTCGTCTCTGACTGCACTGGAGGCCTTTTCTTGTTCTGCGTACAATTCACGCCTACGGGCTCTGGATTCCCTTAATTGATCCTGTAGTTCCAGTTGATTTTTAATCTCCTTTTCGGAGAAACTTTTACCGGTTTGATTTAATTCATTTTTGAGCTTTGCTGCTTCTTCTGTAGTATTTTTCAGCTCATCGCCAAGGCCAATCTTCCCTTCGGGCAGCCTGGAAATACTATCGCCAAGTGATGCAATTTCATTTTTTACAAGCAATGCGTTGTCTCGCACGTCGACAAGCGCTTTCCTGTCTATCGGATCCTTAATTGTCTCTAATCTTGATGCCTCTTCTTCTACCGCTTTTAGGCTGATTTGCAGTAATCGCAGTGCTTCTGGTGCATTGGTTTTTGCCAGCTCTCTCGTTTGCGCTAAGAATTCGGGCGTTACCAGTCTTACAAATTGCCGACCAGAAGAAGCCTGCGTTAGTTTTGTCGTAAGTTGTCCTACGGTTTGCTCTGATACCTTTATGCCCGATACAAATCCGCTAAGGCTGCCTGTTTGGTCTAGCTTCCTAAGAGCCGCAAGACTTTTATTGAATTCTTGGCTTATTGCCGGTGTTGCCGCCGCTACATTGTTTATTTCGCCCTCTAGCCCCCTTAAACTGTTAGACGCTGTATCCGGTATCGGACCTATGTTCTGAATGTTTCCCTTTAAGGTTTGTATTTTTGTGTTTGTTTTGTCAAGTTGCTTTGAAAGCTTAGCCGAAGCTTTTTCTGCCGCTAGATCTTTTTTGGTTGTCGAGATCCCAGTGGTACCTACTGTGGTCGCCTGTATGACCGGCTTGACAGGTTGTTCAATTACCCTTTGAGCTTCTTTTATTGCATTGATGAACTTGCCGGATGGTTCGGTGGCATTCTTCCATGCTGCGGCTAATTTATTGCTAAAGATACCACCAGCGGCTCCAGTAGCGCCTAGCGCAGAAATTAGACCCTGTAGTGGCTTTATGAATTTACCAACGATAGCAAGGCCAATTATTTCAATTACGCCAGGAATTGATGTTAGCTTTTCTATTAGTGGTGCAATGGCAGCAGCAACACGTAAGACTGATTCCGCGATAGTTAAAAATACCTGAAGCAATCTGTTGCCAGCCTTTCCAATATTTCCAAGGATTTTGCCGATTGATTCAATTGCACTAAGCCTGGAGATTCTATTCAGGAAGTCAGCTATAATTGCTTGCAGTTCCAGGAAAACATTGATAACTGGATTGAAGCCAGTCGCAAAGTTCCTTAGGCTAAGCTGATTAATGGTTGCGATATTGTTCCTGACTTGATCAATTGTTACATTTCCTTTCTCTAATGACGCGGCAGCGCTTACCGCACTATCGCCAAGTTTACCAAAAAGTAATGATGCTTTACTTAGTTGAGGAATTGCATCAATCAGTACTTCTGGTGTAACTTTCCCCTGTTTTACCCATTTTTCAAGTTCTGCTACGCTAATTTTAAGGGCTCCAGCAAGGTCAGTCTTGAAGGCAGGGTCTGCCTCTGAAATCTGTTGTGTCAGTTCTTCTGCCTGAAGTTTACCTTTGGCAAAGGCTTGGATAACACCGTTCGTCACCCTGCGGGCTCGGTCGCCGGAGATGCCAAAGGCTGCAAACCTACTGGAAAGTGATTTGACGATATTACTTACGTCTTGGATCGATCCGCCACTATTTAACACAACTGGCGACAACTGCTTAAAGCCCTCCTGTACTGTATTCAGGTTTGTGCCGAGGCCCAGCGCAATATCAGCGGATTGCTGCAGGGCATCACTTGCGCCGGCTGCGCCGAGACCAATCGCCTTAAAACTAAGGGAGAATGACTGGATTTCGGCGGCAGCATTTACGACATTACTGATTGCTGATACGAACTGCCCTACTAGAATAGAAGCGGACTGCAACCCAATCGTAACCTGTGTTAGGCCATTAGCAAAATCAACTAGTCCGCCAACCCTGAGGCCAGTTTTTGCCTTTTCCCAGAAGCCTGATGCATTGGCGACATCTAGTTGCCTTTGAAGTTCGCCAAGCCTCTGGTTTTGTGCGGCCCAAGTGTCACTAATGCGCTCTACTTTTGTGCCAATTCCAGTAAAAGACGTTTCATATTTTGCTATCGCATCTCTGGCTTGCTTTGCTTCATTTACTTGCTGCCTAAGGCTGGTGACACTTCCCCTTTCTACTTTTTGAATTTGCCTGAGCTTGCTTTCAATCGCATCAGCAACTGATAGCCTTTCTTTTTCTGATGCGACAAGCTGTCTGACGCCGTTGCCGTCTACAACTTGCTGTATTACCAGTTTCTTGGTTACGGTGCCACCAAAGGCATCATTGATTGCCTGGGCGGCACCTTGCGCTCCAGTCTGCAGGTCACGAAGAAGTCTGTTGAGTTCGCTGACGCCTACTTTAGCTTCGAACTCAAGAGCTTCTTTCGCCATTATTTTTTATATAGCGACTTAGTCTTCCTATTTTGTCAAAAAAAAGAGGCCCCATATGGGCCTCAGAGCTTGCTAAATCAAGCGTTTGCGTCAATGTCGATGCGATACGGACCATAGCCTTGGACGGTTGCTTCCCAGGACACAATCGAGCCTGCTTCGATCGACTCAGTGTAGCCAGTCAGGGTGCCGTAGCCGTAGGTAGCCTCGTCGGTACCGGTGGGACCGACACGCACGAACTTGATGCGCAGAGCGTCCGCCACAGTATTCTGCTCAGTCAGCCTCAGGATGTGGTAGCCGGCATCCTTGAAGTCAGCAACACCAGCCAGGGACACGCTCCAGGTCTTCGAGGTCGGCAGGCTCAGGTTGAAGCCCTTGGTTTCGTCGTCATAGGTGACGACATCTTCGGAGTTGGTGTCGGTCTCCAGGGCTGCATTGGTCAGGCCAGCCAGGCGAACAGGCTTATCCGCACCATCCATATCAAAAGCAGTGCTTTCGACAGTGAAGATGCCATTGGCGTACGAAACCGTGTCACCAGCGCCGACGAGGCTAGAGGTATTAATGAAGCCACTGGCACCGGTAGCGGCAGTAACACCGGTAAACGCAGTATCAACCTCAGAAGACTTAAGGGGCACGATGTAAACATCGTAGCCGAATGCAGTAGAGAAATTTGCCATGATTTGTCAGGTAGGAATGCCGTTTCGGCATGAAACAACGGAGCAGGTGCCTACCTGCCTAATCTAGAGTTCCAAATTTACCTTAATTACTATTCTGCCAATACTACAGAATCTGATGGAATCAATACAAGCAGTTGCGCCATAGCTCCAAGGCCACTCGCGGTTGGATTGGTTTCAAGTGTTGATGCCTTGCTGAAAAGTTCCATGATTCGTTTTGCTGCGCTATTTAGTGTAGACCCGTTTGCGCCCGGCCACGCAAGCAGGAATACCTTCCATGTTGTCGTTATGTCATATTGTTCGGTTATGTAGTCCCTTCTGCTAAGCTGACTTACGTCATGGATGATCACCTCAAGCCCAGACTGACTTTTAATCTTTGGTAGTGATTCTCCAGGTGTTACTATTGATATAGCATCAAATTCGGTGGCACTGCTTTCGAAGATCCTGGTTCCAACCAGGGCCATGAATGTCTGGTCTTCCGTTAATGTTTCATAAATCAATTCAGGGCTATCCGCATGCTGTTGTGACATGGCTGTGATGATTTTTACTTAGTCTTCCGCGATCATAAAGTGGCAAACTAGAGCACGGTTGCTTGCAAGCCATGAGATGTCTGATCATCCACCAGTTCTCATTACTTGTAGAATCCTGAATTGATAGCTTCTCGATGAACGATCGCTCGATCGTGCCTCTTGGTGAGGCAGTTGAATCTTATCATCAGTACATGGCAACCATGGAATGCTTGACAAGCGGTGAAGCCAAGCGTCGTTGGCGCAAGGCGATTAAAGATGCATGGGATAACAGGTGTTGTTTCTGTGGGCAGCCACCTATTTCGGATAGTTCATTGACAATTGATCACCTTAAGCCTCGCAGCAAAGGAGGTGAAGACATCAGTCGGAACTGTCTTCCAGCATGCAAGCAGCACAACCAAAGCAAGGGCTCCAGTGATTGGCTTCCTTGGTTTAGATCTCAGCCATTCTATGACAAAGAACGTGAAGCAAGGATTCGGTTCTGGCTGCAGTATTCTCGCCTGCCGACAGAAGAAGAACTTCGTCATACACTAGACGAGTTAGTATAGTAACCTGATTTCTGCGTCTTCATCGGCGATGTATCGCCCATTGATTGGCGGCATTCTT